GTCCAGAACTTCGAAACATTCATGGCAAGAAGCAAGCTCATCGAACATATCAAGAGCAAAAATGATTTTTTTCATTGCATCTCCCGTCCTTGGCGAGTCGTTGATAATGCCATAAATCTTCCGCAGCTCAGATGACACATTAAACTCATAGTTGAGGGCCGCCAGCATCGTGTAAATTGTATATGTAACTTCTGCCATATAGGTTCCACAAGACACGGCATTCATATGCCTTCCCGCGGTCTTCAAGCTCTCGCCGCTGAAAGAAACATGCTTCTGTAGACTCCGCATCAGCTTCTTGGTCGTCATAGATTTGTCGGGTTTCTCATGAAACACCGACTCGTACTTGTTGCGCAGCATGCTCTTGAGCGACTTCCTGAAAGTGACAAATGTCAGGATGTTGGTCTCAATGTCATTTGACACGTTTAGGAAAATGGGTGCAAACATTGTTACTTGCTTGCTTGATAGTTGTAAACGTTTTAGTGAAGAAAAACAGAAATACGGTCTCTTTTTATGCTCAGCGGTAATCCTGGGTCAAATGACAATCTGGCTTTTCCAATATGACATGAGTATCTTTCGAATATCCCAAACTCGAGTAGAGAAATCTTCATACACCTTTTCCAGATACTCTGGTGTCACCTCTTCCCAGTCATCAATGAACAGAATAGGAAGTTCAGAGAATTGCTCCAAAGCCACGGAACGCTTGCAAATGGGAATGGAACCGAGGTAGATACATTCTAGCATCCGGTGAGTATCAACACCATTACCACGGGGGCAAAAGCAAAACATGTGGTCTCTGATTTCTTCCAAATACTTGCGATGCCCATCCTCGCTCAAGTCTATTGAGCTTTCAGTTACCCAATCAAGACCAGAGAACATCTGCTTGACGACTGAACGCTCTGCAGGGAATGTATCTATTTTAAAATTCATGTAAGCAAGGCCCTTGTTGCCCGATGGTGAGATTGCGACTTCGTGGAGACGACGCGTGTTACCATAAACTGGAAAATCCACTTCGTTTGGCAGACCAAGGGGTACTGCAATGAGCTTTGGGTGGCGAATCCCAACATTGTTTGCAAACCACTTCTCTAATACGGGTTGCTCTAAAATGTCCATCTCATGTCCATCTATTGAGAAGTCCGAGTATCCAGTGACCAATGTTTTTGTGTTTCTCAGTTCGCATATGTCATAAAATCCATTCCACCCGTGGTTCGACACCACCAAATAACCATACTTTATTGGGTCTGGCTTTATGTAGTGGATCCCCCTTTCTCTGCAGTGTTCTACAATTCGCTGGCACGTTACATATTCTTCCTCGGGGATGGTGTGAATGTCTTTGAAAAGCATTTATTGTTACAGAAACATTAAAATTTGTTAAATTAAACAGATATCTGGTCCCGCACGGCGACATACTAGATATCAGATATCTGTTTTATTGAATACGTTCCATAACTATAGATCCTCCAACCGAAGAATATACTATGGTCTTGATTCCATGCTGCTTGAGCGCTGACATACACATAACGCATGGACGCGAATTTCCGAGTCGCCCTGTTGGAGATGACCGTATGATAATCGCCTTCAGGTTGTCATATAGATCTGTGTTGTTTATCCGCCAAATGGCATCAATCTCTGCATGCACACTACTTGTGCCAATCTGTTGGCGGACATGATTGTTTCCGCGTGCGATAATCTTCTTCCCGGACATTATGAAACAAGAATGTTTAAAAGGACCGTCAGATCTCAAGGCATACTCGGCAGCTTCATCAATAGCTTCGTGGAGACGCGTCATTGCAAGCACTTTGTTAGAAAACAGTGTGCTTAAAATGTTTATACTCTTAGATTTATACTCTTTTATTACCAGGGTCAAATGACACTATACCGATACACCAGATAATGTTGTTGTTATGAGAGTTGCAGCAGTGGAAGTATCAGCATGTACCTGAGGGCGGTACTTTAGAATCTTGGTCACGACGGAAGTATCAAATGGTCTGTACACAAGCAAAACACCGAGTGTCACGGCGCTGGAAACATACACAATTGCCTTTACCAAATCCATTTTGTCCTCTGGATTTCTTGCCTTTAACACCCGTATGAAGTGTACGACGGACAATCCGACTAGATACAGAGTTACTGCCCAGAAGAATGTGAGTAGATAAGAATTCATTATAATATTATATGTATATATTAAAAATGAAACTAGATACGATCCTGGTCATAGTCATTTCTGTCACAGTGTTGTATGCGGCATTCAAGTATGAACGTGAAGACCTTGGTTGCGAGTCCTGTTGGGATACTTCTGTCCAGGCATGCAGTGACTATAACTCGGTATATGTAAAAGACACAGAATACATCAAGGGCGATACCGCTCTGACCATTAAGAACAAACTGAAAAAACTGATAAGTTTTGATGAAGCTGCTGGTAACTGGAAGAGATGCGTCCTCTGGGGGTTCCTGCTCACAGTTCTTGCGTATGCGATTTACGCCAAGGGCGGGAGCGTCGATGGCACCAACATCAACAAAGACTGGTTGTTCATTATTTCGTGGATAGTATTCACAACAATTTTGTACGCAATGAAGAGTTTCGAGTCCGTACATATTTATAGAATCATCAAGGATAACGGGGTCAAACTATGTGAACAATTGTATAACTTTAACAAATAATATATCGACACATCAAATAACTTAAACATTTTCTGAATCATACACTTCAGAAAATGTCTTCTACCGAGAGCAAGCCCCTTTTCCACATCCGCACAGTCCAGGGCAGTGTCGTCAAGTCTCTTTTTGACACCCTCAAGGAAATTCTACACGATGTGTCTATTACCTTTGACTCCACTGGTGTCAAAATCAGCGCAATGGACGGCTCCAAGGTGTCCCTGGTCCACATGAAACTGAATGCCGAGTCATTCGAGGAGTATGATTGCCAAAAGTCGTACGAGATTGGGATCAACGTGGCAAACATGTTCAAGCTTCTCCGCTCTGCTGGGAGTCATGATAGCATCCTCTTCCGTTACCTGGAAGAGAACCCTCACGTCCTGGAAATCACAATCCAGAACTTCGAGAAAAACTCCCTCACCAAATTTGAAATGAAGCTCATTGAGATTGATTCTGCATATATCGAAATCAGCGATCTTGAGTTCGATACAATCATTAGTATCCCATCTAACTATTTCCAGAGACTGTGCAGGGATATGTCCGAGCTCACAGACTTCCTGTGGATCGAAAAGAAGAGTGGAGTTGTCAGTTTCTGCTCTGATTATCTATCCACCACAGATTTTGCCTCTCAGCGTACCGTTCTGGGCGATTCCGACACCGGAAAAATCACCACGATGGAAGAAGCCGATTACTCTAACAAATTCTCTCTCAAGTATCTCATCAGCTTTGCCAAGGCATCTTGTCTGTCACCAGTGGTGGAGTTATATCTGAAGTCTGGGTTTCCCCTGGTTCTCAAATATTCCGTGGGCAGCATGGGCGCACTGAAATTTGTCATTGCCCCTGCTTTCCAGTGACATATCGACACTCGTAAATATATAATGGAACATTTGTTGTAATTATCCAAATGGGTTTCATTTATATGCTTACTTTTCCATCGGAAAAGAGTTACATCGGGCAAACAAACCGTGATATACATAAACGTTTGGAAGAACATCAATTGCCAAGCAGCAACTGTGTGGCAGTATATAATGCCATCCAAAAGTATGGATGGGAAAAAGTGAAGATAGACTGGTATGAGGTTCCTGACGAGGACCTGAACAAGCACGAGGAACTGATGGTGGAAGTGCTCGGGACTCTGTCTCCTGGTGGGTATAATCTCCGAGAAGGTGGTGGTTCCTCTGGTAAATTGAGCGAGGAAACCAAGCAAAAGATGAGCGAAGCACAATCCGGTGAGAAGAATCATATGTATGGGAAGACACTGTCTGATGAAGCCAAGCAAAAAATCAGCGACGCAAAGTCCGGCGAGAACAATCCTATGTTTGGAAAGAAACACACCGAAGAAACCAAGCAAAAAATGAGCGGAGCACAATCCGGCGAGAAGAGTCATATGTATGGGAAGACTCTGAGTGATGAAACCAAGAAAAAATTGAGCATTGGACGCACCGGCAAGAAGAATCATATGTATGGGAAGACCGGTGAAAAGAATCACAAGTCCAAGAAAGTGTATCAATACAAACTCGATGGCACGTGCGTGGGTGAATATGGCTCGAGCGTGGAAGCAGCACAAGCTCTTGAAAAGACTGATGGAACTTCGATAAGAGCGTGTGCTCGTGGCAAACTACCATCCGCATATGGTTTCAAGTGGTCGCGTGAAAAGTTATGATTAACGCCGGCGTTTCGTCATACGAGGAACGGGTTTTCTCATTTTTTGTTGCTGCATTTTACGCTGTTGTTCCGCCATCTTCCGTTGCTGATCAATCTGCTGTTTTTTCTGCGCCTCAAATTTACGCTTTTGCTGCATCTTTTTTTCCTCTGCTTTGCGCCTCTGATCATCATCAAATTTACGTTTCTGTTCCATTTGTCTGCGTTTCTGCTCATCTATTTTAGGTGATGGCATCTTAGGACTAGGAGTTTTAATAGTAGGCGAGGGCATTTTTGGCGAGGGCGTCTTGGATGATTTTAGTGGCGACAAAACAGATGATATAGCAGAGGGATTTGCTTTCATTCTTTCAAACTGTTTTAGCTGAGAAACAAGTTGTTCCTGAGTTGAACGTGCTCTGCCAAGGTTTTGTCTACGTTTTTCTGCTGCTCTACTAAACTTTGCAACTTTTGCTGTATCTCTTCTCTGAGTTGCCACGGCAATTTCCTTCTGGAACTTTTCAACGTTTGCCATTGCCTTCTTTGCACTAGAACCTACGCTCTGTAACTTTCTCTTAGTCTGGACAATTCTGGCATCGATATCCTTCTTTTTATCCATTTCCACCTTCTTCTGTTTGGCAATCTCAACTTCACGTTTCTTCTTGTCTGCTTCAGCTGACATTCTTTGCGAAGAGGCTGATACTTGAGCTTTTCTAATTGGATATGCCTTGTTGAGAGCCTGAGAAAGTTCTACACGCTTCTTGGCAACTGCGGCGCTCTTGCGTTTCTTGTATTCCCTGTCAATGTTTTCGAGAGTCTTGCCGGGAAGGAGAACTGCAGGTGGTACGTCTCTCACGCTCTGGAACTTCTTTCCAGGTTTTACACTTGGAGAAGGAGACCTTGAAACCTGAGACTTTCTCACTGAATATGCTTTGTTAAGCGCCTGGACATAGTCCGTGCGTTTCTTTGCAACTGCTGCGCTTCTCTTTTGCTTGTAAGCCCTATCCACATTTTCAAAAGTCTTTCCAGGAAGCAGCATCTCAGGTGGCACATTTCTCACGCTCTGGAACTTCTTACCGGGTTTTACACTTGGAGAAGGAGATGGTGACTTTCCACCTAATTGTTTCCGTCGAACAACGACGGCCTTGTTGAGCGCCTGAACATAGTCCGTACGTTTCTTTGCAACTGCAGCACTTCTCTTTTGCTTGTAAGCCCTATCCACATTTTCAAGAGTCTTTCCTGGGAGCAACATCTCAGGTGGCACATTTCTCACGCTCTGGAACTTCTTACCAGTCTTTGTTGGTACGGGAGACGGCGACCTGTCAGTCTTGGCACTCGGCGACGGTGACTTTCCGCCTAGTTGTTTTCTGCGAACGACGATGGCGCGGTCAAGTGCCGCGACAAGGGCAGCGCGCTTCTTTTGCTGAGCCACAGCGCGTCTTTCTTTGTACGTCTTCTCAACATCAGCAAGGGTGGACCCTGGGAGTAGTCTTTCCGGCGGGACTTTCATCACATTAGCACCCTGAGACTTGATGCGTTGGAGTCTCACAGGAAGAGCGCGGTTCAACCGGTCAGCGAGCGCCTTGTCGCCCTTCTTCAAAGCAGCGGCTTTCCTCTCGGCATGAACCTTCTTGACGGCCTCCTCTGTCTTGGCTGGGAGCAAAACTTCAGCATTTCTCTCCGGCGTAGAAGGAGAAGGAGTCTTACCAGTCGGTGACCTCGCCATAGATGGCGATGGCGACTTGCCACCGAGTTGTTTCCTGCGAACAATGATAGCGCGGTCAAGTGCCGCGACAAGAGCAGCACGTTTCTTTTGTTGAGCCATTGCGCGTCTTTCCTTGTATGTCTTCTCCACTCCCTCGAGAGTTGTCCCTGGAAGAAGACGCTCCGGTGGAACTTTCATCACATTGGCACCCTGGGACTTGATGCGCTGGAGTCTCACAGGGAGAGCGCGGTCCAAACGGTCAGCAAGCGCCTTGTCGCCCTTCTTCAGAGCAGCGGCTTTCCTATTGGAGTAAATCTTTTTGACGGCCTCCTCTGTCTTACCAGGGAGCAAAAACTCTGCGTTTCTCTCCGGCGTAGAAGGAAGAGGAGTCTTTCCAGTTGGAGTAAAGCCAGAGGGTTTTTGCGAAGACTTTTGTGAAGACATTTGAGGTGTAGCACCAAATTGTTTGCGGCGGATATCTATTGCTCTGTCAAGCGCAGTCACAAACTGCATCTTTCCTGCTGCGATTGCCTTTGCCTTCTTCCTCTTGTACAAAGCCTCTACCTCTTGCAAAGTTTTCCCAGGTAGGAGTTGTTCTGGTTTTAGGTTAAGAGCGGTGATAGACAGTCTGGGGTCTGATTTGGCATCTGCTATAGCTGCGTCAAAACTCTTCGCCTTGGTAGGACTTCTTTGCTTCTTTTCGCGGAGGGCTTTCACAACAAAAATTATGTTCATCCCAGGTTTGTATGGCTGGCCAAGAGCACGCTCCCAGAGCCGCCCCTTTCCAACTTCCGGAAGTGTCCCAGACCTTGTGACAGGGCCCTGGGCAATCCGAGAAGGACGCGTGCCAGATTGGGTCACAGGACCCTCGACATTGTCATTGTCATAATTGTCAATTTGTTGAGACATTCGAGATGGTCGGGTACCAGAATGAGTAGCAGGACCCTGGTTGTTACCGTTGTTATACTCATTTTGTTGAGACATCCGAGATGGCCGGGTGCCAGAACGAGTCACGGGTCCTTGGATGTTGCCATTGTTATAATCCTCTGGTTGCTGAGACATTCTAGCAGGACGAGTAGCAGGACCGGCGGGGGAGGAGTAGTTCATCCTATTGTTAAATGGTCTGTTCTGAAACCCTCCCATACTCTGAC